CTCCTTCTATCATAGAAAAACTTAAAGCGTTTTCTGGATATACTGATTATGAACAACCATATGCGGAACCAGAGATTATTGAAGTTCCTGTTCCTATGCCATTTTCTGATGGAGGAGGTGAAGATTCTTCTGGTGGATTTTCTATGGCAATGGGTGGTGGAGGAGAAGAAGATAGTTCTTTTGATTCCCTCTACGTTGGTGGGTAAATAGAGATAGAGATAGAGGTATAACAAAATGGCAAATCAAGTAATAACTAGAAATGCAAATCCTTCTTATCTTGAAAGATTTGATGTAGTTTCCAATAAAGATCAAAGCAAAACTGTAAGTTTGCTTGGTAAAGGATCTGCTATTGAACTTATGTATTTTGAAAGCATCCTACAAGATTCTGTCAAAGCAACCTATACTTATGCTGATGCTGGTAAAACCATAGATGATAAAAGTGCTCTAGAGGGTTTGCCTATTGTTGGGGAGGAGAAAGTTAATTTAAAATTTAAAGATCATAACGAGAATACAATAGACATAGTTTTGTATGTAAATAAAGTTACTACTCTTTCTGATGATACAACTAAATCTGTGGTTCAACTAGAGCTTTCATCTAAAGAGTTTATTATGAATGAAAAGGTAAGATTGAATGTAAGATTTGATGGGAAAATATCTGATTATATTGAAACTATTCTTACATCTCCTAATTTTTTGGGAACAGAAAAAAAATGTGAAATAGAACCATGTTCTAATAATTACAATTTCTGTGGAAACAATAAAAAGCCTTTCTATACGATGAACTGGTTATCTACAAAAACAGTTCCAGATCTACCTAATACATATGGAAATACTGCTGGATATCTTTTCTTTGAAACTTCAGAAGGATTTAAATTTAAATCCATTGATTCTTTATTTTCTCAGGAGAAAAAGAAATCAATTATATTCAACCAATCACCAGACTCGGCTGGAAAAAATATTCCTGCTGGATATGATGTAAAAGCACTTGAATACTCAAGAGATAATCGTGTGAATGTTCAAGAGAAGTTAAAGATGGGAGCATATTCAACTCGCACAGTTCTTTTTGATCCATTCACTTGCTACTATGAAGTTGTTGTTGAGAATGCAAAAGATAAAGAATCATCTTTGAAACTGGCTGGAAAAGAACTTCCAGTTTTGAATCCTGAGTTTAATAGAGAAGGTGCTAATAAAGACTTTTCAAGAACTACATACATGCTTCTCGATAAAGGAACTCTACCGACAGGTAACACCACTCAGCAAGTAGAGAAGTCAAAAGAAGAAAACTTTAATCCAAAACAAATATTGAATCAATCAATACGTAGATACAATCAAATGTTTTCTATAAAGAGTAAGGTTACAATACCTGGAGATTTTTCTTTACACGCAGGTGATGTAGTTTTCTGTGACTCAAAACAACTTGCAGCAGCTGATGAAGAAATTAATGATGAATATGGTGGACTATATATTATAGCAGATTTATGCCACTATATTACACCAAAAGAAACATATACCAAATTGAATCTGGTGAGAGATTCTTTTGGAAGGGTTGGAAATCACACCTCTGGTAAAATACCATTATGACGGACAGAACACTTCAACAACATATTAATGACGATAAAGACGAACTAGATAATCCTAGTACAAGCAGCCAACGTCGTCGTCATTTAGAAGATGAACTCTCTTCATTGGAACAATATCAGACAAATCATCCAGATGAAGATCATGATCCAACTCCTTTAGAGTTGTATTGTGATACTCATCCAGACGCATCAGAATGTAGAATTTATGAAGATTGATAACTAATGGAAGGTGGAGCACTTTTTAATCCTGGATTTTTAGGCGGATCTTTTAACTGGTGGATCGGTCAGATCGCTAGTGATTCAACGTGGCGAGACAATGGACTTGCTGGAAAGTTTGAATCCAAAGATCAAATACCTGGTTGGGGAAAGAGATATAAGGTTAGGATTATAGGTCTTCACGATCAAGAAGAAACTACAATTTCTTCAGATCAACTACCTTGGGCACAGGTCATGTATCCTGTGACTGGTGGTGGAGGCCAAGCGCAGGCAGGAGCAACTGCTAATTTAAGACAGGGTAATTTTGTTTTTGGTTTCTTCCTTGATGGGCAGGATCAACAAGTTCCTGTTATTATGGGAGTTCTTGGTAGTAATGCTCAGACTGCTCTTGGTGGGGAGATTGGTACAGATAAGGCAAACTTCTCATCAACAAGTGGATACGCAACTCCTGCGGATGGAAATAAAGATCCTTACATAAAAGTTCCTCAGGAGGGATTAGTTGTTACTAATCCTTCATCAACTTCAACTTCTGCAACTCAAGGTGCTGCTGCATCTGGAGCAACAAAAGAAAATGTAGACGCTGTTCACGAAATGAGTGCGGCGGATGTTGCTAGGAATGATTACTATAATAAGAAAATGATTTTAATGAGTCCTTGTGACATTGTTGGGTCTGCTCTTAAAGCAATTCAAACAGAACTTGAAAACCTTGTAGCAGAAATTGACAAATATCTAAATGCTGCTCAAAGTTATATTGATGCAGTATCAAGTTATATAACAGACATACAATCAGTCATTGATAATGCTGCGTGCGAAATTGCAAAGTATATGAAAATTGTATTTGATAAAATATTTGAATACTCTTTAAAACAAATTAATGCAGCACTTGCTCCTACTGTCGGACTTATGTTTCCGAATCAGAGATATTTGTACATAGACATCAAAGACATTGTAACTGAACTTTTAACTTGTTTGTACAATGGGATTACTAATGATTTGTGTGGACAAGTTCAAGCTCTTCTTGATGAAGCTTTAAGCACTGATCCAGAATCACTTCCTGAACCTACGAATGAGGATACTATCATAACTCCAACAGTTCCAAGTTGTTCCACAGAACAGTTAGTTGGTGATTTGATTGCATTAAATATGGATCAAATTGAAAGTACAACAACTGATATTCTTGATAGTGTTTCTTCCTTCCTTGATGACGTGTTGGGAGAAATAAGTGATATATCAGGTGTGATTAGTGATGCATCATCACTAATTGGTGACATTACTGGCAGCATAACAGGTGCTCTTTCTTTTGAAAATATTTCATTGAATATTTTAGGATGTGAACTTACTCCAAGTTGTCCATCGGCAGATTACTATACTATAGCTAATGGTGGCGCATCAGCTCCTGCACAAGATGCACCAACTACTAGTAACGTAGATAAGGCAGCACAAACATCAACCACCACGGCAACTACTCCAACAACAACTCCTTATGCTGTTCCAACTTCTTCAACTCCAGACCTGCAAGTTGGACAGTCTAATGCAGAAACTCAAGCGGCCGCTGCTGAAGAAAATGCATTAACTTTACTTTAAGTAAATCAATAAATAAGGTCAGCAAGAAAAAGATATGTCTTTTAAATTCGGTCCTCAAACTAAAACTGATGTTAAGGTTGGATACATTGATCCAACCAGGGGATACGTTTCTGGTGTATCGATATGTGATGCCAATACATATGCTAAAAGTAATCCAGGAACAACTTTTATATTTGTGGATGGTGATGCCAATATAAAATATCTCAATATAAATGAAGTTAATGAACTAACCGAAAATGATACTGTTTCTTCCACTGATGAATGTGGTGGACTGCAGACTTATGAAGAATGTACCTCTCCGGAGATAGTCTTTTCTGGTGGTGGTGGAATAGGTGCATACGGAAATCCTGTCGTTGGTGTTGATGGAGCTTTACTTGCAGTTGACTTGGTGAGTGGTGGATTTGGATATCAATATCCCCCTGTAACAAAGGCAGTTGACAAGTGTCAGATTGGAAATGGCGCTGTTTTACAATCAGTATTGGGAACTGTTGCTGATACTGTAGAGGGTGGAGCTCCGTTTGAGACTTATGAGGAATGTCCAGGTGATACTGTTGAGTATGGTAGAGTTTATGACCAAGATGGACAAGATGTTGGTGAATGGGATCCTGCAAAATATCTCCCAATACCTGGAGAAGATCCCATATTAACTGATATTCTAGAGTTTCAACAGTCTCTAAAAAATCCTTGGTGGACTACAAGAGATAATAAACCACTGAGTATAACCTCTCAGAGTGAAACTTTCTCATCTAACGATGCTACCTCCCCTCGTTGGAATGATTTTTTAAACAAGTATGCAATTTCTCCAGTAGCTCCATCTGATGTTCCTGGAACAGATAATGCTGGAAAGATTTTTATCTTTGAGTGGCAAGAAAATTTCCCAACCACTGGTAATTATGTTTTCAGAACTCTCTGTGATAATAAAGGAAAATTATACATTGATAATCTTTATGTTTCGGACCTTAACTCAATTGCCAGAAATTTTAATATTGGAGTTATAACAAAAGAAATCCAGGAGGGTATTCATACAATAAGGGTTGATTTACTTAATGCCCCAATCTATGAAGTTCAAACAACAACTCCAGGATCTGCCTTCTTTATTAAAAAAGATGGTGAAATATACTTGGATCTAACATCCTTCCCACAATCTACAGTGAATGTTACATTCAGTACCTATGCAATTTCTCAGGGTGGTGCTGGTAGAGATCATACAATTGAGTTTGCTGAACTTATTTTTAAAGATATAAAGGATGTTTCAAATGATAGTGGAACATATGGTGTTCCTGGAGGAGTTCTTCATGGGCCAATTGTTCAAACTGGTGGTGATCGCTTAGCAATTGTTGAAGGTCGAGCAACAGAAGTTGATAGAGGTATAGAAATTGTTGCATATACTGGTGATAATATTGCCGCTGGTAAAGATGACTTCTTTGTTGCTATCGTTGGTGCAGAGTTAGTTGAGCAACCTCAACCAGAAGAAGTTTCTTCGCAGTTGAATTCTTTCGAAACTCAAAACGTTTTCAATACAGTTGATTACATTGATAGAGCAGACAGAACTCTTTGGAGAACTGCTTCTAATGTAAGTAGTATTTCAACTCTTTTGAACAGTTATGGAGTTGCTCCTTTTGATGCTACTACACAGCAATCTAAAACTGATAGTTATCCTGGAACTCATAAAATTGTTTGGAGTGGAGTTACTTTCCCAGTAAATGGGGATTATATTATTGAATTGGCATCTGACGACGATGCTACTCTTACGATTGGTGGTGTTGTTATTGAACATAAGGGCTTTAGAAGTCCAGGTGTTCCGAATGCAGACTTAACTGGTGCTTATTATTTTACTGCAGGAACATATGATATAGTAGCAGAACTTTATCAAATTCCTGGAGGAACCACTAGAGGACTTGGTGATGGCAATCCAATGTCTATCGCTGTTAATATCAATGTCTCTTTTGCACAAGAAAAAGTGCAGTCCAGTTTATCTTGGAATCAAAATCCTATTGGATTTGCTATGGTAATTCAGCAACCACCAAGAGCAATACCACAAGAAATTCCTCCAGTTTCTGGCCCTTGTCCACCAAATCCAATATGGAGTACAAGATTTCCTGGATATCAAAATCAATGGTTCCCTGTAAACTATAGTGAGAGGGAAGCCTGGAGTGATTTTATGAATCGTTATGCACTTTCTCCAGTTCCCCCATTAGAAACTTTTGGAAGTGATGCATCTGGAATTCAATTTTCAAATAGTTGGAATGTTGAACTTCCTTTTAGAGGGTTTTATGGTGTTCAAGCAACTGCAGATAATGCTGGCAGGGTTCTTATTGATGGGATTGAAGTTGCTAAAGCACAATCATATGCGACAGAAACTCCAGAAGTTACTCAAGTATTTTTAGAAGCAGGAACTCATAAAATTGATGTTCAAGTTTCTAATTATTCTCAGACTTATTCATCTTTAGTCAAACAAAAAATCTTTAGCACAAAAGATTGGAGAAACGTTGATGGTGGAATTGCAGAATCTGTTGAAGTATTCTTTAATGTTTCAAATGATAGTCAAACCAGTCTTTCTTTCACTTTTGTAGCAGAAGATGGATCTGATACTTTTACACTGTTAAGTCCAAGTGAGGGATTTTCTTCATATACTGAAGTTCGAACAATTAAAGTTGGTAAGAAGTATAAAGTTGTTTCTGGTGGAAATGCTACTAATGAGCAAGGATTGTTGTCTGGCAGTTCTGAAACTCAAGATCCATCAAATAAAATTTTCGCAGATTATATTGATGGTGAAAATGATAATAATGATTTTGTTGTTGAAGTTACTGAAGGTGTATTTACCAGTTCCAATAAAAGGTCCATCAGCGATAGTAGAGATACCTTTGATATAACTTTTGAAATTCCCGTTTCTGATGCACCTCGTCTTGATCCAGTGACTGAGACAAGAAATGGTGTAACCTATGTTGGACCACCTTTGTTCCCATTCAGCCTTACGACTGGAGGAGTGGATGGAACTGGGTGGGGAGATTTTATGAATGAGTATTCAATATCTCCAAATGTTTTTGATGAAATTAATCAACCAGATAATAAAATAAATGGGGTTTTTGTATTAGTTTGGAGAGGTGTTTCTTTTCCAGAAACAGGAACTTATAAGATCAAACTTGCGGCTGATAATGAAGCAGTTTTTAAATCGGATGGAGTTGAAATTACAAGAAGTTCTGATTTTCTGAGTGATGATCCTACTGCAATCAATGTTAATTTTAGTGCGGGAAAACACGATCTTGCTATAGAACTACAAAACTTTGCTGATGGTATTGATATTTTTGAAACCAATCCAATGGGAGTATCTCTTACGATTGAAAGAGACATAACAGTTTTATCTGAAAATGTTGCTGCTGATTGGGTAGATAATCCTATGGCAATATCGGCAATTTTAATTCCTCCTCCATGTATTGTAAAAACTGGCGGAACTGGAGTGGTTGTTGACGTTGTTGTAGAGGATCCTGGAAATGGATATATTGCTCCTCCAGCAGAAGGATATCCAGTTTTACTTGAACTTACTGAAGTAATTGTAGAAAATCCTGGAATCAATTATAATTGTGGAGTAGATCAAATACAAATAGTACCTGACTTGGGAGCAAATCCAACCTACACTTGCGATTCTTTTGGTAGAATTCAAAGTGTTCAGGTTGCTCCAACTGCTGGATATACTTCATATCCATCTATCACCATGCCATCTACGACTGGTGTTAATGCATCGTTTAGACCAGTCTTTAGAGTTATAAGAGATCCACTGCCCCAACCAGAAGAAATCATTCAGGTTACTGATCTTGTTGGTCTCAAGCAGACTGGTTATGTTGATGGTAGAGCATACTATGGTGCTGTTTACTATGAGAATGGAATCAGATATGCTGGATACTACAAGACTATTGGAACTCCAATTCGTGTTTACAATACCTTACAAGAAAGCATCACTGGAGAAGTCACAACAGTTCCAAGTGCAATTCAGAGATCTGGTACTGATATTACAAGTAACGATCCAACTCTTAATATTCCAGGAACTCCACAGAACCTTATTTAAAATCGTTAAATAGTAATATTGAAATTCATTTCAAATGGCAACTGCTGCAAACACTAATAACACAAAATTAGCAACAACCCCCAAGGCAGGTAGAGAAGAACTTTTAGCGGACAATATTTCAAAAAATAACACTGCTAAACAAAATTATACTGCCACAAGACATGGTAATGATCATGGATCAATATCCTTTGGTCATATTCACAAACAAGGCGAATGTGTGTCCGAGGTTCTCCTTCAAGCATCTGATGGAAGACATTCTATTGTTCTTGATAAAGATGGCCCACGAAAAGGTTCAACTCAAATTACTGCTCCGGGAAGAATAACAATAGATTGTGGTGAAGATTCATCTGAGGGTGAAAAAACCTTAATGATTCATACTTGGAATGGGGATATAAGTATCGTTGCTAAAACTGGAAGACTCTTACTTCAAGGAACGGATATTGATTTAATAGCAGTTGGTGAGGGTGGATCTAAAGGAAACATCCGAATGAAAGCAACTGAAACTATTGAGTTGGATGGGAAAAAGGTAATAACAAATGCTAAAAGTCAAATTAAAATGTGTTCAAGTGGAAAAGTTGAAGTTGCTGCAAATAGTTGTCTAAACATGTATGGATCTTTGATTAGAGCTGCGACTGACGCAGTAAGTACTAAAGACTCTAAAGTTGGTGGTAGAAATTTCCAAGTTAAACAAGTTCAATTTTAAGGAGAAATAAAATGTCGATGTGTATGGATGACCTGGCAACAGGTGGACAATTGATGGTAGGTGCAGGAACACCTCCTATTATGGGTGTTGGGGATGCAAAAATTAATGGTGCTGCTTTTATTGAAGGACCAGCCCAAGTTGGCGCAGCAACACAATATTCTACTGTTGATGCTACATTAATGGTTGGTCAGACTTTTAATTCTGATTCTTTGTCTCCTCTTTATTCTCTATGGAGCAAATTTTATTCAAGATTTCAATATTGGGTTAGAGTTGATTTAGTTTTGAAATCAAAATACATTGAAGCAAAAATTGTAAGAACAAAAGTTTTACAAGCATCAATTAAAAACTTTGTAATTGATCACCCAACAGTGCCTGGAAAGAAGTTAGTTCATACTTGTTTAGAGGGTCCTGAAAATGGTGTCTATTATAGAGGTAGATTAAAAGGAAAAGATTATATTCAACTTCCCCCATACTGGACAGGATTAGTAGATGATACTACAATAACAGTATCAATTACTCCTGTAGGATCTCATCAAGATATTATCGTGAAGAGAATTGGAGACAATAAAATTTATCTACAGGCAAGACCTGGTATTCCAATTGATTGTTTTTACCATGTTTATGGAACAAGAAAAGATGTTGAAAGATTAATTGTTGAGGTAGAAGAATAATGTCATTTTCATTTGAAAAGTACGGAACGTTTGCTGGCCCAGGAACTCCATTTGACTATAGAGATAATGATGAGTTCAGTTTTGATGAGGGAACTGAATTTAATTTAACTGATGTCTCTATGTGTCTGGTGAGAACTATTGAGTCTCCTCCTGATTATGTTTACATGCATTTGCAAGGAACTAATACCTCAGTTGTTACTTTAGAGAGAAATACTGGACCAATTCCAACTTTTAACGTAGAAGCAAACGATACTAATTTTAGTGGTGATGTGACAGTCATCGGAACTGTCACTGCTGCTAATTTTGTCGGAACTTGGTATGGAAACACCGTTGGTTCTGTAAAAGCATTTGATATTCAGCATCCATCAAAAGATGGCCATCGCCTTAGATACATCTGTCTTGAAGGTCCAGAGGCTGAAGTTTACTTAAGAGGGAAGTTGGAAGATCAAACTGTAATTGAACTTCCTGAATACTGGAAAGATCTTGTTGATGTTGATACTATTGGTGTTTCTCTAACTCCAATTGGAGTCTATCAGGAACTATACGTAGATAAAATTGAATGGGGGCAGAGAATTATTGTAAAGAATAACTCTGGCGGCCCTATTAAGTGTTCATACGTTGTCTATGGTCAGAGAAAGGATGTGCCAAGGAACATCAGTGAATATGAGGGAACGAGCGCCAAAGATTATCCTGGAAATATTGCCCCATATACCCCTTGACACCACCACCTCACGGTGCTATGATACTTGGGTAATCAACGGACGACCGAATGCAAGACGAGTACCTCTCACGCTGCGTTGTGGATCCTATCAAGCGTACAGTGTATCTGTATTCTAGTGAAGGGTCAGAAAAGCAAGTGACCTGTGAGACCGTGGATGAGTTTATGAACGTGCTAGAGTTTGTTCGTGCTACAGTGGGTGAAGAAACTCTCTCATACGCAAATCCACTTTAAGTTTCATTTTTCGGGGGAAAAAATCCCGGCAAAAATTTACCCCTATTACTTTTTTGAAAAAGTATGGTTTATAAAATTTCATACAAAGACCTCAAAGAGGAACCAGTCAAGACCACTCCAGAGAATGTAAAAGAGGCAAATGAAGCACTCTTTTCTGCAAAGTGGAATCTACCTAAAGCAGCAAAGCACTGTGGAATGTCACAAAAAGAAATGAAGTTGACTTTCTGGGAGTATATCAAGTATAATCCTACTACTTACCAAGCGTAAGTTTTTTGGGAGCGTGGCGGAATCGGTAGACGCACCGGACTTAAAATCCGTTGGGAGTAAATCCTGTGGGGGTTCAAGTCCCCCCGCTCCTATCACTCCATAAATAATCCAAGTATGGGGTAAACCCATGAAATACAGAATTGATGCCAGATATGTTTGGTACAATCGTGGAACTCAAATTGTTCTCATGTATTTCATAAATCAAATTCCATTTACTTTTGATGATGTTCCAGATGATGGTCTTTATGATCTAAGTTTGATTGAAATAGCAGATGGCGAAAGAAGATTTGAACCAGAAGATCTCTATCAAGCATCATATTACTTAATGCTTGAAGAATGTCATCCTCTCATGTTTGAATTGGATCTGGAAAATCCAGAAATGCTGCCTGTTGATTAATGCCCTTGTAGCTCAGTGGTAGAGCGCGGCTTTTGTAAAGCCGATGTCGCTGGTTCAAATCCAGTCGGGGGCTTGAGTTTACAAAACTCCAATGTCACTCATTTCACAAAAAGATAGAGAACTCGCAATAACTGCTATTTCTCATTATGTTGACTTTTTGAAAAGCGAAATTGAATTTTTTGAAGCTGAAAATCTTTTAGATGACCCAGAATACCTTGATTATGCCTCAGAATTGCCAGAAGTTCATGCTCTTCTCAACTGGATCCGATTGGAGCATTTCAAACATGAAAATTAATCTCTGGTACTGTAAAGATATGAAGCAGTGGCGTTGGGTTCTTACTGACGATTCACGTCCTATTGTAAAACAAGAGTCTGGTCAACAACCATTTCTTCGTGATGCTATGAACGATGTAGCAAATACGGTAGAATACATGATGGAATGCAAGCAATCTGAATGAAGTCCGACTTTTATATTGATAAAGTCTCCAAAAAACAAGCAGAAGACCTTTTACTTCAATATCATTATCTAAAGGACATCTCCAAATCCTTCAAAAGTGGTTATAATTATGGATTGTTTAAACACAATGACTTCTCCCCACTGAATATTGGTGGTGTTTTGGGAGTATGTATTTTTACTGGATTACCTGTACCTGAAATTGCGAAAGGGGCATTTGAACTTGAAAGACACGAACAACAAGGACTCTTTGAACTCTCAAGACTTTGCATTGAACCTAGCACGCAGTCATGCGAATATAACATCACTTCTTGGTTTGTGTCACAGGCGATTAGACAATTTCGCAGAGATACTGAAGTTAAAGCAATCCTTTCTTATGCTGATTCAGATTACCATTCTGGTACAATTTATCGTGCTTGTAACTTTAAATATTACGGTCTCACAGACCCTAAAAAAGATTTCTATTATTCAGACGGAACTAAACACTCTCGTGGAAAAGTAAAGGGTGAAGAAGGAGAATGGAAAGAACGTAGTCGCAAGCATAGATACTTGATGTTGTTTGACAAAGATCTTAAAAAACGCTTGACATGGGAAGAAGTAAAGTGGTAAAATAAGATGGTGTGAAGGAAGTGCGAAAGAGGAGGTCTAAATAGATCTCCTCTTTTTTCGTATGATAAATAATCCATAACGGAAACTATAAGCATTAATAAGATGGGTCTCTCCAGATTAGATAATTTTCTGAAATCAATTCGTGGAACAATCCTCTACGTTAATCCGAATGATTTAGATGCAACGGATAGTATTGACAATCAAGGAAACTCTTTAACACGTCCATTTAAGACGATTCAAAGAGCTCTTGTTGAGGCATCAAGATTTTCATATCAAAGAGGTCTCAATAATGATAGATTTAACAAGACCACGATTCTTTTATATCCTGGAGATCATATAGTAGATAACCGTCCAGGGTGGATTCCTGATGGTGCCAATAATTTTAGACTTAGAAATGGTTTAAATTCTAGTAATTTTTCTGCGTGGGATTCTGATACTAATTTCAACGTAGAATCTGAAGATAATGCTCTCTATAAGTTAAATTCTATTCACGGTGGAGTTATTGTTCCAAGGGGAACTTCCATCGTTGGTTTAGATTTACGTAAGACAAAAATAAGACCAAAATACGTACCAAATCCAACAAATGATAATATTGAAAAATCAACTATCTTTAGAGTAACTGGAGGATGTTATTTTTGGCAGTTTTCACTGTTTGATGCTGATCCAAACGGATTCTGCTATACTGACTATACCTCAAATACTTTCGTTCCTAATTTCTCTCATCACAAATTAACTTGTTTTGAGTATGCGGATGGTGTTAATGACGTATCAATTAAAGATGAGTTTTATCCAGCTGGATTAAAATATGATCGCACAGATCTGGATATGTATTATGAAAAAGTTGGACTGTGCTATGGAACTTCTAGTGGACGTGCTATTGAACCAGACTACCCATCTACTGGTGTTGATATTCAACCAAAGATTGATGAATATCGTATTGTTGGATCCACTGGACTTTCTGTAGGTATTAGCAGTATTCGTGCTGGAGATGGTGTAACAGCAACGACTACCATAACTGTAACTACTCTTACTACAGTTCCTGGACTTGATGTTGATACTCCTTTCAGAATTGAGGGGGTTTCTGCGGCAGGATACAACGGACAGTTTGTTGTATATGAAAGAACTAGTGATACTCAAATAGTTTATCAAACACAAACTACACCAACTAACGCACTCCCCTCTGTGACTGGAGCTACGTTATCTCTAAACTCTGATACTGTAACATCTGCTTCGCCTTACATTTTTAATATATCTCTACGTTCTGTTTATGGAATGTGTGGTATTCTTGCTGATGGTGCAAAGGCTGATGGATTTAAATCCATGGTTGTTGCCCAATTTACTGGAATCGGATTACAAAAAGATGATAATGCTTTTGTTCTTTACAACAGTTCAACCGGTGCTTATGAAGACTCCACTGTTGCTGGTAATGAAACAATAAGTACAAATTCAAGGTCACTATTTAAACCAGAATATAAAAATTTCCACATTAAAGCAGTAAATGATGCGTTCATTCAAAACGTGTCTATTTTTGCTATTGGTTATGCTGAACAGTTTGTTGTTGAAAGTGGTGGTGACATGTCAGTCACCAACTCAAACTCAAATTTTGGTGCAAAAGCACTTGTTGCTGATGGATTCAGAACAAATGCGTTTTCTCAAGATGACTTGGGTTATATAACTCACATTATTCCACCAAAAGAAATTCCTGTTGGCGAAAAGACAATTGAATTTAACGCAATAGACGTAAACAAGACTGTAGGAGTTGCTTCTACAGGACACCTTTATCTGTATGCACAAACCAATATAGATTTTCCTCCAGAAAATGTTATTGATGGATATCGTTTTGGTGCTAAAGAAAATGATACCCTGAATGTTTTAATTTCGGCTGGATCCACAACATCTGAGTATAGTTCAAGAGTTGTGATGCCAAATTCTCAAAGTAGTTCTGAGAAATCTTTTAATGTTGTTTCCAGATCATCAAATACTCTAACCTTTGGTTCAGTCCATACTTTCATTAATGGCGAATCAATTAGAATTTTAAGTGCTGATGGAAGTCTTCCTGATGGAATTCTTCCCAATAAAGTTTACTATGCTATTGCTGGAGCTACTGGCATTGGTAGCACTCAAATCAAAGTAGCTCAGACACAAACAGATGCCTTAGCATATAGTACTTCAAATCTTACCAACATTTCCTTCAATACAAGAGGCGGTGCTCTAAAGGTTGTTTCTAGAGTATCCGATAAAAACTCTGGAGATATTGGTCACCCAGTTCAATATGACCCAACAAATAGTCAGTGGTATGTAAAAGTATCCACTTCTGCGACTGACAATACAATTTATTCTACTATAGTTGGTTTTGGATCAACCTCTCTTGGAGACGCAACATCAAGAACTTATATTAAACGTGTGCCCGATGACAGAAGTGGTTCTGATGTCATTTATCGTGTAAGGTATGTAATTCCTGCTCAGAGTGGTGGATCTTACGCAAGACCTCCAAGTGATGGATTTATTATTCAAGAATCTAATACATCTATAGGAGCAACCACTTCAGAAATTCAAAGTTATTTTGGTAATGATGGAACAGTAATAACAAATGAGAACCAATTAAGAAATCCTAGATTCATTGCTAACGCAACATGGTCTGGTGGAGTTGCAAATGTCGTTACTGAGTTACCTCACAATCTATCTGTCGGATCTCAAGTTCAAATTGTTAATATACTAAGTGTTAACAATCCTACTGGTGTTGGAAATTCTGGATTTAATGGAGTTTATTCGGTAAGTGGAATTTCTAGTGCAAAGCAGTTTAGCGTTGGAATTACTACAGATCCTGGAGTTTTCTTAAATAACACCGCTATTAGAGATACATCCCTCCCATACTTTAAGAGAAAGAGATACTCCAATACTTACTATGCTTATAGAACACAAGAAGTTCAACCCTATATTTCTGGACAACAGGACGGAATTTATTATCTAACGGTTGTCAATTCTTCTAATTCTCCTACGGTTGCTCCATTTACCGCAGAAAAATATTCACAACCGGTAAAAGAACTTTATCCTCAATCAAATAGAGACAATCCACTATCAGATCCTAGAGAAACAATTTCTTATGCTAGCGCATCTCCTGTTGGAGAAGTTATAGTCAATGACGTAAGAAACAGTCTTACTAGAGAAACCATTACAAAGATCTTAAAAGATACTGACGTTGGTGTTGGTATTACTAATATTGTTTCAACATCAACAACGTCTCATGTAATTCATACTTCTATTGATCATGGATTCAATAGAATTATGAAAGTAGGTGTTACCAGCACTGGATCTGCTTATGGTGTTGGATCTGGAAGCACTGAAACGTACTACAATGCGAGACTTGTTGGATTTGCTGGGTCTATCACAGGACAAAATGCAACAGCAAAAGTTACTGTCAGCCCAACAGGAAACATCTCCGAAATTCATATTATGGATGGAGGAAGTGCGTATGGCATTGGAAACACTCTTTCAGTTGTCGGAATTGCTACAACAACCGGTCATGTTCCTGGTTATGTAACAGTATCTAAAATTTATAATAATGTTGGAGATTCTGTTAGAGTATCTGGCGTATCCTCAGATACCACTCAAGTTTATAATACTCTTTATAGAGTAACAAATGTCTCTGTTGGATTTGCTAAGACCTTCTCAGTAATTTCACAATCTGCGATAGGCATTGCTACGACTTCTGGTGTTGTGTCATCAGTTCTTGCCAATTCTATTGTTTACTCTACTGGAGAATCATTAAGAGTTATCTCTTTAGTCTATGATAATGTAAGTGGAATAGCAACAATTACCACGTCAAATAATCATGGACTAAAAGTAAATAATAAGATTCGTATAGCAGGTGCAGATCAAAATCTTTATAATGGATCATTTGTAATCAATCAAAACATATCATTAACCTCATTCTCTGTTGTGATTGGTGTTTCTACAACAGCACCAGTCGCTACTGGAACAATCTATGTCTATCGTGAAGGTGTGACTTCTAACGGTGGATTTATTACTGTTGAAGATGAAAATATTAGTGGAAGAATGGTCCACCAATATGCTGGAATTACTACCACTTTGGGATCCTTAGTTCCTGATGCAATAACTGATCAACTTTATGTAACTAATATTGAAAATCTTGATATTAAGATTGGAGATTATCTTCAAATTGATGAGGAGATTGTCAGGGTAAAACAAAAAGTTCCTGTAAACATTCCTCCAGGTGATCCAATTTATGTTTTCAGGGGAGCAGTTGGAACAAAAGCTTCTTCACACATTAATAGCAGTGTTGTAAGAAAAATACAAGTTAATCCAGTTGAACTTAGAAGACACTCAATTATTCGTGCTTCTGCTCATACTTTTGAATATGTTGGATTTGGTCCAGGAAACTATTCAACAGCACTACCTGAAAAACAAGACAGACAAATTAGTGAGCAAGAAGAACTACTTGGACAATCTACCAGAAGAGAAGCTGGAATAAACTTCTATACTGGTATGAATGATAAAGGTATTTCATACTCTGGTAATAAGAAGTTAAGTACAGTTACGGGACAAGAAGAAATTTTTGATACTCCTATTCAAACTGTTACTGGTGAAGATATTGGAAACCGTAAAGGAATTAATGTTCTTAATCCTTTAGAAGTTATTGCTACTCGTTCAATTCAAGTTGAAGGTGATTCTGATGGCAAAGCAACTTCTCAATTTAATGGACCCGTTATCTTTACTAATAAGATAACTTCAACTTCAGAAAAAGGTGTTGAGGCAAGTTCTCTATATCTTCAAGGAAATGCAACTGTATCTAGAAAATATACAGTTGGAGTCTCTGTACCAACACTTTCAGGAAACCCAGGTGATATTGTTTACTATACAGACCCATCTGAAGGTGATCATGTTGGTTGGATTTATACAATTGAAAATTCTTGGAAGAGATTTGGTCCTATTAGTTTGAATTCAAATTCAAATACATACACGTTTGACTCTGTTGGTATTGCGACCACGACTCCTGGAGATCTTAAGTTTAAAGTTGGATCTGGATCTTCTCAATTCTCAATTGATTCTATTGGAGTTGGTATTGGCACAACTTCAAGTGGGTATGATTTAAATGTAAATGGAACCACAAATCTTTCTGGTGCGGTTTCTATTGGTGGATCGGTAACTACTTCTAATATTTTCTATGGTGATGGAAGTGGTTTAAGTAACTTAAATGCTTCCGCTCTTGGTTGGACTGTAGTGAGTAATGGAATTCATAATACAACACCCACCACAAAAAATGTTGGTATTGGAACAACAAATCCAACCGCAGCTAAGTTGATTGTTGGTGCAGTTGGAGCAACGGGTCAAAGTTTAATTGTAAATGGTAGATCATATTTTGTTGGTATTGTTACGGTTAGTGGAGCAACAGACGTTCTTGGTAGATTTACTTCTACAAATTTCAGACTTGACAATCCAACCTTAAGTGGTGTTATTCGTTGCGGAGTTCTTACAACTGCTATTCTTTCAGTTGGTGCTGCGGGCACAGTATTTAATACTTTTGGTAATAATGCTGGTGTTGGAACACAGATTCCAAGAGCAAAACTTGATATTGAGGGGCACAGTAGAATTAAAACTTTTGCTCAACCTCTCATATCTGCATCAAGTGCCTCTAATGTTGTAACTCTTAATCTTTCTAATGGATCATTCTTTGAACATACTCTAGTTCAAAATGTCACTTCCTTTGTATTAACTCAAACTCCAACTGGAGCTCCTGTTTACACATTCACTTTGAAAATTACTCAAGGAAGCACAGGAAACTTTACAGCAAATCTAGATAACTTCTTAAACGCAACAGGAACCGCAATTCCAATTTATTGGCCAGCAGGTGGTGTTATTCCAATTGTTACTCCAATCGCAGAAAGAACTGATATTTACTCCTTCACTTCTTATGATGAAGGACTGAGTTACTATGCGGTTGTTGTTGGACAGAACTTCACTTAATTTGGAGATAAGTCATGGGATTTAAGCAAACAACTTTAGACCTTAACGGTCCTATTTTATCATTTACTCTCCATCCAGTTTCAACGACTGCTGCCAATGCTGGAATTGCTACGTTTATTGGAATTGCGACCGCTACTTTCCCAACACAATCTCCTACAAATCCAGCAACTAATACTGGTTCTATATCATATCGTTGGTATGATTCAAATGGTCCATTGAGTGATGGAACAAATATAACTGGGTCCGCAACAACAACTCTTACTCTATCAAATGTTGTAAATCCCACTGATAATGGACGTTCTCTTTATTTGAAAGCAGATTATACGCCATCAGCATATGGTATAAGTCCAATTACTGTTGGTACAGCTAGATCTACAGGTAATGCAGTTAATGATCCAATTGATTCTAATTCGGCAGTATTAACGGTTTATCCATCACTTTCTATTATAACACAACCAACTTCAAAGACTATATCACAAACAAGAACAGAAACATTTACTGTACTTGGAACAGCAACTGATGGTTCAGCAGTCTCATATCAGTGGTACATTAATGGAGTTGCTGTTTCTAACGGATCAAATTCAATCAGTGGTTCTACCTTTACTGTTTCTGGAGCAACAACTTCAACTCTATCAGTCTCCTCCACTGCAACAGGATCTTATAGTGTTACGGCAACTATTACACATCCCACGGCAGATAATTCGCCACTAACAAGCAGTGCTGCAACATTTACTGTTGTTTCCGCAAGGCAAATTGTTAATGTTGAGTTGACATCATCTGACGGTGGCAACGCAACTTTATATTCTTGGAATTTATTTGATCAAGGTTCATTTAGCATAGGTCCATCACAGGTTCCCCAAGGAAATATTATGTCTTTTTATGCTCCAGAATCAGACATTGATGTGTATTTGGACTTAACAGCAAATTCTGGAACAGATTATGGGAGTTATAGGGGCGGTCAAGGAGGAAAGTCTACAATTAGATTGACACTTAAAAAAAATGAAGAATATGTAATTACATCAATATCTCAAGCAAATGATGGTAGTGCGATTTATTTTTATAAAAAATCCAGATTGGTTGCTGTTGTTGGTGGTGGAGGAAATGCTGGAACTAAAGGAAATGGTGGAGCGGGAGGTGGAATAAATGTGGCTGGAGAGAATGGATTTGGTACTGGTGCTGGTGCTGGTGGAATACTTTATGCTGCAGGTACTTTACCATCAACTGGAATTTTTGGATCCAGTTTAGACAATAGTAGTGTTGTTAAGGCTGGAGATAGTCAAGCAATTGCTCCCAATCCAGGAAGAGTTCTTCCTTGCCCAAGAGGAGATTATTGGTATAATATTGGAATTAGTGCGTGTGCAGATTTGGGAAATATTCAACTTTATGTACCATCCGGAAGTGTAGTTAGAAACAGCGCAGTGATTTCAAGAGGTTTTAAGATGGGTTATGGTATTCGTAACAATTCCGGTAAAGGTTTAAATGGCGGTGGAAATGGTGGTAATGGTGGTGCGGGTGGTGCGGGTGGTAATGGCGGCGGTGGCGGCGGCGGAGGGTCTGGATATACTGATGGATCTGTAACTATAGTATCAACTCAACTGGGTGGAAATACTGGTAGTGGAAAAATTGTAATTAGGAGTGCTGTATAACTAAATATTTAAAATACAACTCGGGGGAGAGTGAACCCAAATGGCTGTCAATAAGAATTTTGTAGTTAAAAACGGTTTAGAAGTTAATACAAGTCTTATTTTCGCTGATGCTGAAACTGATAAAGTTGGTATTGCAAATACAACGCCATCACATACTCTACATGTAAACGGTGGTATTGGTGCTACTAGTTCTTATGTCTCTGGAGTAGGAACATTTATAAATGGACTGGTTGTTTCTGGAACAACTGGATTTAACGTTGGAGCAGCAGGTTCGGTTGGAATTGGAACTAACACTGCAAATTATCCCCTTGAAATTCTTGGAACATCTGGAACAACAGTTGCTCAGATTACTGGTAATGTAAACGTTGATGGAAATCTAATAGTAGATGATTTAACTGCTACACAGTCTGTAACATCAATATCAACAGTAACTTCATCACTTCATGTTGAGAATGGTGGCAGTGATGCTTTAGCTGAGATTGATATTCTCACTGTGAATAGTTCAGCATCTTTCCCTAATTTATACGTTACTGGAGTATCAACTTTTACAAGTATCGCAGATAATGCTCTTGGATCTAGTGCTACAGGATCAATTCAAATATCTGGTGGAGTTGGAATAAGTAAAAATCTTACAGTAGGATCTGCAGCAACGATTGGAAGTTCTTTGTTTGTTGGTGGAAAGTCACTTTTCTACAACTATTCTACAGTAAACAATACATTAAACGTAAATAGACTTAGACCAGAAACAGTATCATTCGCATCATCATTAACTGTTTCTTCTCAAGAAACTGAACCAAGAGAAGTTGTTCTTTCTAATGATGGAAAGACAATGTATGTTCTTGGAAATGCTGGAAATGATATTACTTACTATGGACTAACTACTGCTTGGAGTCTTCCTTCAGCCTCTTACCTTGGCGAATACTCTGTTGCGTCTCAGTTGACTTTACCAACTGGAATGTATTTTAGACCAGATGGGACTAAATTTTATGTTGTTGGTACTACTGGAGTTGGAGCAGCAGCGACAGCAGTTAATCAATACTCCTGTTCTACACCTTGGGATTTAACTACAGCATCATACGACTCAGTTTCTTTTAGTGTCTTTTCTCAAGAGGCTTCTCCACAAGCAATTGAATTTAAACCAGATGGGACTAAGTTTTATGTTGCTGGAATTGGTGGAGCATCGGTTTATCAATATTCTTGCTCTACACCTTGGGATTTAACCACAGCATCATATGATTCAGTTGCTTATAGTTTATCCGTTCAAGACTCTTCACCACAAGGGATTAGATTTAGTTTAGATGGACTTAAATTATTAGTCGTTGGATCTACAAAAGATGTTCTGAATGAATATGTGTTATCTACACCATGGAACGTATCTACCATTTCCTTTGGTAGCACTGTTGCCTATTTCTCTACCGTAGGAGAGACAAGTCCATCGGGACTTTATTGGAAGCCAGATGGATCTAGAGTTTATGCTAGTGGATTTGTTAATGATAGAATATATCAATTTAATGTCTCATCTGATGCAGATTTGGAAGTCATTGGCGAAACCAAACTTTATGGTGATGTTGAAATATACCAAGATGTTGATCTGTATGGAATTGTAAACGGATATGGTGATGTATATTTAAATTCAGATTTAACTGTCTCTGGATTAACCACAACCAGAAATTTCTATGCTTCTGGAATTAGTACTATTTCAAATATTAATTCTGGGCAACTAAATCTTTCTGGTATCGCAACAATATCGGTTAATAGTTCTACTAATGCCTTAAGAATTAATCAAACTGGATCCGGTAATGCCCTCTTAGTTGAAGATGAGACAAACCCAGATTCAACTCCATTCGTTATTAACTCAAATGGTAATGTTGGTATAGCAACTAATGATCCAACGACCACACTTCACGTCATTGGAAATTCTATAATTACTGGAGTATCAACTCTGGGAGTTACATCTACAACTAACTTTACTGCACAGCAAGTTAATGTTTCCGGAATATCAACTCTGGGGGTTACAAGTACAACTAACTTTACGGCACAACAAGTTAATGTTTCTGGAGTATCAACTCTTGGAAACACATCAATATCTCAACTCAATGTTTCTGGAGTGTCAACTCTGGGAACTACAAGTGCAACTAATTTCACAACACAACAAGTTAATGTTTCTGGTCTTTCTACTTTTGCGGGGATCACTACAGTTACTGGAACTACATTATTTGCTAAGCAACTCAATGTTTCTGGAGTATCAACATTAGGAATTACAACTTTAACTAATCTTACATCACAGCAATTAAATGTTTCTGGAGTATCAACATTAGAAATTACAAATATATCTCAACTCAATGTTTCCGGTGTATCAACATTAGGAATTACAACTTTAACTAATCTTACATCACAGCAATTAAATGTTTCTGGTGTATCAACATTAGGAATTACAACTTTAACTAATCTCACATCACAGCAAATTAACGTTTCAGGAGTTGTCACGGCAACTACATTTATAGGATCTTTAACTGGTAATGCTTCAAGTGCGACTTATGCCACATCTGCAGGAATAGCATCCGCTCTCAATGCGAATTCCTCAATTAATACTACAGGTATTATAACTGCAACAGCATTCTATGGTGACGGGGTAAACATTACTGGAGTTACTGCAAATCCTGGTGGAAGTGATGGACAAATTCAATACAAGAATGGTGTTCTTCTTGGTGGTGCAGCAAATATGTACTATGATAATAGTACTGGATTTGTTGGTATCGGAAGTACTCAACCAACCGTTGCTCTTGATATTTACACTGGAAACATCAGAGGTGTATTTAAGGATTATGGTGAAGTATATTATGATCTTGGAAATACTGGAACTTCAAAAAATATCAACCTTGCGGATGGAAACTTCTTTACAGCAACTTTGACTGGAAGCCCTTGTACCTTTACATTTACAACAGGTCTTGCTGCTGCCTCTCCAAATACTGCGGTTTCATTTACTTTATTCTTAACGAATGGTGTTGGGTCTGGAACAGTTGCTTGGCCACCTACTGTGTGGTGGCCTGGAACAGGACAAAATGTACCTAACAGAACTACAACCGCAAACAGAACAGATGTATATACATTCATTACATACAATAATGGTGCGAAGTGGTATGGCACAATCTCAATGTTTGATTATCAATAAACTAAATACTTAAAAGGATATAATTTCCAATGGCAGTCGCTGAAATTAACAATCTGGTCATTGAAAAAGGAACTGATTTTAGTGCTGAGTTTAATCTTTTTGAATCTGATAGTTCTGCGGCAGTATTATCGGGTCTTGGGACATCTTATGCGACAATCCGTAAGCATCCAACAGCAACAGATTACAAAAATTTTACTATATCAATTACTGCAGCAACTGGAAAAATTCAAGTCTCTATGACTGCCGCAAATACTAGCGAATTGACTGCTGGTAGAAATTACTTTGATATTGTTTTAACTTTAGGAGGTCTTAAAACTAAAGTATTAAAAGGAACTATCTTAGTTGAGGAGAGTGTTTCCGTATGAGTTATAAAGTAATTCTTTCTCAAGAAAATATATATAACGCCAAGTTTTCTCCAACAGTAAAAAATTTCAAAGCAAACCTAGGATTTAACCTTGAAATTATGCCAACAAGTCTCAACGAACTTACAGACGTACAACTAAGTGGAAATAATTATGATCAGTATGTATTAGTTTATGATGCGGCTTCTGGAAAGTGGAGAGATGTAAATCCAGATGTTGTTCTCTCTGCGGCAACAACAGTTCCTGATGCTAATCGCACAACTTACACATTACCTGAAGTATTTGAAGATAAACTTGACGTTGATCTTGACAATAGAATTGATTTAGATGCTGGTAGTTTTTAAGGTTTCTAAATATTAATATAAGAGAATATTTGGAGAACTGTAAATGCCCGCTCCTATCCTTCAGTTTAAGAGGGGTAGTGCGTCTGCTTTAAATTTTGGCTTAAGAGCTGGTGAACCCGCACTAACCACAGATAAGTATGATTTTTATGTGGGTATTGATAGCACTTTAGCAAATAATAAATTTTTTGGTAGCGCAAGATACTGGACCAAGGAGACAACTTCTACAGGTAGCGGCATAAACCTTGTTGAAGGAACTACTAATGGAACTCAGTATATTACATTAAAGTCTCCAGATAATCTTTCTGGTATAACGACTTATACATTCCCAGCAACCCCAACTGCGGATTATTATCTTAAGACTGGTGCGGATGGAACTTTATCCTGGGCAGCAGTTTCTCAAAGTTCATTCGCTGGTATTGTTACATTTACCGATACCACAAATAATACTTTAGGTAATCCAAATACAGGTGCGGTTCAGATTGATGGTGGTTTGGGTGTAGAAAAAAATGTAACAGTTGGTGCTGGATTATCTGTCAATGGGAATGCATATGTTGTAGGTGTATTAACTTCCACTGCATTTTTTATAGAAACGACTGCAGTTATAACTCCAGATCTTGCTGCCGGAATTACCCTTGCAGGTATTCAAACGATTGATGCAACAACAAAGGCAACTCTTGAGAGAGAACTTGCTTTTGCTCCTAATAATTTTGATTCTCTAAATGTCTCTGGAATATCAACTTTTGGTGGTACTTCCAACTTTAATGGCCTTGTAAGTGTCGCAAATACTACACAATCAACAGATAAAGATACTGGAGCATTAGTTGTTGAAGGTGGTGTTGGTATTGAGAAAGATGTTCATATTGGTGGCCACTTAAATGTTATACGAGATGTTAATGTTGATGGAAATCTAAACGTTGATGGAGTTGTTACTGTTGGCGGAACAGTATTCTTTCTTACAACACAAGAAGTTTATATTAAAAATAAAGATATTGTTCTTGGATACACTACAAGTGTAACTAACGCTGATATTTCTAATGACGACAGTGCAAATCACGCAGGTGTTGCGATTGCGTCTACTGTTGGAAGTCCATTAGTATCATTCTCTGCTTCTGGAATTAATACACTTCCAGATACTTATAAGCAGATGATGTGGTTCAAGAGTGGAACTCTTGGATTTGGAACAGATACTTTTGCATTCAACTATGGTGTTGCAATCGGCACCACAACAATGGCTGATGGTGTAAGACTTGCTGTTGGAACTGGTGTTTCTATTACTGATACTGCAGTTATTGCACCTGTAGGAACATTTGGGACACTTAATGGAACTGTAACTGGTACTATTTCTACGGCAACCAGAGCAACCACTATTGATACAACAGGAACTTCTAATAATGCTACTTATTATGTTACTTTTGTTGATACATCTGCTGGACAAAATGGCGAAACTTTAAGAGTTGGTACAGCACTTTCTCTAAATGCATCTACAGGAAATGTCAAAGCAGCAGGTGATCTGATTGCTGGAAGCAGTTATTTAGCTTCTGCAGACGGCACTAGATCAATTTATATGTATGATGGTAGTGGTGATGTGCTTATATCATCAAACTTAACTGTTAATGGAACTTTAACTGGAACAGCTTCCACCGCAGCAAAAGTTTTAACACAAACTGCATCTGATACTAACGCAACATATCATCTCACTTTTGTAGACTCACATAATCCTTCTCAAACACCAGAATATGTTTATACTGATGATGGAATTTATTATAACCCAGGCACAAATACCTTTACTACACAATACATCACTGCTACCGCTGATGTAATTGTTGGAACTTCTTTAAGTGCTCCAACAATTAAAACAGCAACTGTTAAACATTCAAATGGAACAACAGCAGCAACTATAGATTCCCTTGGTTCAATAGTAGCAAGTAAGGATCTAACAGTTACTGGAAATCTTTATGTTAATGGCAACACAACTCAAGTCAATGTAACTGAACTTGAAGTTTATGATCGCACGATTACTTTAGGTATTCAAAGCGGAACAACGCCATCTTCCACAAGTTGGGATCTTGGTGTGATGATGAACTATGGTGATGCTGGAGTTGCAAAAACTGCCGCTGTCATCTGGGAGCACACAGCACAAAGATTTAAGTTTGCTTCTAGTGCGAACAATCCAGTTTCTACTGGTAGTACAACAACTCCTGATATTACTGTTAATACATTTGCCCCCATTGAAGTTGCTGAACTGTGGGTAAATAATACCTGCAGTGGTGGTGCTGTTCAGGTTATTGGATGTGTTTCTTCTGAACTTAATTTGCAAAATATAGTTATAGACGCGGGTAGTTTCTAAAATCTAAATAAGGGGGTATACACCCCCTTTTTTTATGTCTGAAGATGATTTGAAATCAGTAATCGCAGCTTATCAGCAAAAAGCATTTGAACTTTTCAATCAAAATATTGTGTTGGAAACTCAAGTTAAAGGTTTAACTTCTAAAGTTGAACAACTTCGTTTGGAAAATGAGAAATTGAAAGCAGCAAAATCCAGAAAAAAACCAGACGAAGATTTTTCTTAAATAAATACCCTATAGACCCAGTATATACTAGGTTTTACGGTTCCTACCAGGATGAAAATGAATGGCAGATCCAAAAATTAGGATTAAGAGATCTTCTGTATCTGGAAAAATACCAACACCAGATCAGCTTCCTTTAGGAGAAATAGCTCTTAACACCTATGATAAGAAAATATTTGCGTCTGCCGATGTAGGAATAGGAACCACAGTTTTTGCAATTAATCCTTGGAGTGTAGGAGTAGGAACTGCTGCATACGACACTTATTTTACTGTAGGTAATGTTGGTATAGGAACTGATATACCAACTCAAGATTTGGATGTTAATGGAAACGTAAGAATACGTGGTGGTTTATATGATAATAACAATAATGTTGGATCAGCATCTTCCGTTTTAGCATCTACTGGTAGTGGTATTAGATGGGTCCCCTCAACATCTGGTCCTCAAGGTGAACAGGGCGTTCAAGGTACTCAAGGAACCACCGGAGATCAAGGAACTCAAGGTACACAAGGAACTCAAGGTACAACAGGATCTCAGGGTACAACAGGTGCTCAAGGTGCTACTGGCACTCAGGGTACAACAGGTACTCAGGGTACAACAGGTACTCAAGGAACCACCGGAGATCAAGGAACTCAAGGTACTACAGGTACTCAAGGTGCTACTGGCACTCAAGGAACTACAGGTACTCAA